CCACGAACGCTAGCCCATGGAGGCCTGTACACAGACTTGAAATCAACGGGCGCGCTAAGCGACCAGCTGTTGTAGTCATGCATCCAGGCCGGGTACTCGAAGTCGTACTGAAGCTTGGCCCCATCGATGTGCAGGTGGCGCCACATGTTATCATTAATGATGGTTGTGGTCCACCAGCCCTCCTTCCCAGGCATTACGCCGATGCTATCGTGGAGCCTGTAACCGAAGGCAAAAACCTTGTGTCCACCCGCGAGAAGCTCTAAAACTTCATAGGGGTTTGGCTCAGTGAAAGCATAGCATACAGGTCGAGGCCGTGGATCCTCTTCGGGGACCAGGGGATCGGGGCTACACACGGTCACCCCACCGAGCGGCACCAGACTCTTACCTACATGGTCAATGGTGTCCTCATCGGTGGGCGTCCCTTCAGCCCGGAAATCCTGGTCCCTGGATCTACGATGCAAGTGCTGGCACGGCCGCTCGCACCTACACACGGTTCTGTTGCCACTCACACGTGTGTTGTACTTGGCGGCTGTCTCGGCATCAACGACGCGTACGACGGAGTGCTCCCCCGCGTGGATGGTCTTGACGGCATGTGGTCCAATCCACGCCATCTTCTCCCCGCGAAGGATCGACCTCCGTGCTGCATCGTACAGATACCGATCTATGCACTTCAGCGTCGGGTGGGGCTTGTAAACGCCGATTCCTATGTGCACTCGGTCCGGGAACGCCGCACTCAAAAACTTCTGAGAGGGGTCCGGCAGATTGAATGGCAAAAGAACGCATTTATTCTTTGCACATTTGGCGCACAGGTACCGCTGTTGGCCCAGCAAACGCGCTTGAATGTCAGTCAGCGTCCCGTCCAGTGTTGGAAACATCCCCACGCACATCTCGCATGGTTTCCTGGACTTTCGCAGCTGCTCCTCGTAGCGCTGTTTCACCTTAGCATCTTCCTGCTCCTGTTTGGAGGTGTCCTCCTCCTCCTCCTTCGTTCCACGCTTTGGAACTCTGGTGCGCCCCTCCGGCGGCTTCTTCGAGCGAGGCTTTGCGCCACGTCTCGGCTGTGCCCCGCCAGTGGCAGGGGCTGGTTCCCCATTTTGGGGGCGCGTGTCGTGCCGCATACGGGGAGTTTGGTTAAGAGCAGCTCCCGCCTGCTCTGCCCTTACGGGCTGTGTGCTTATCCCTGCACGGGCCTCTGTTCCCCCGGAGGCGGTAGCGCCAGTCGCAACA